GCGCCGAACTCACCATCCCGTATCTGATCCCGCCGCAGGACTGGACGGGCACCTCGGACCTCTACACGCCGTTCCAGGGCGTCGGCTCGAAGGGTGTGAACCACCTGACCTCGAAGCTGATGCTCTCCCTGTTCCCGCCTAACTCCCCCTTCGCCCGGCTCCGACTGGACGGCAGGGCCGAGGATCAGGCAAAGAAGGTTGACCCGAAGCTCAAGAGCCAAGTCGAAGCACAACTCGCGGACATCGAGCGGAAGATCGCTGCTGAGGTCGAGACCCAGCAGTATCGCCCGCGTCTCGCTGAGGGCATCAAGCACCTGATCGTCGGCGGCAACACCCTCCTCTGCCTCCCCGAGGACGAGGACAGGCAGTCCGACGACGACAGCATGCGCGTGTTCCGCCTCGACAAGTACGTCGTCAAGCGCGATCCCTCGGGGAACGTCCTCGAGATTTGCGTGAAGGAACCGATCTCTCCCAAGTCGCTCACGAAGGAGTTCCACGCCGAGATTCAGAAGATCGCCGGCTACAAGGGCGACGACAAGACGTGCGACCTCTACACCTACATCTACCTCGAAGATGGGATGTACGAAATCTTTCAGGAGGTGCATGGCCTAGTAGTCCCCGGCTCCGAGGGTTCCTACCCGCGCGACAAGATGCCGTGGCTCGCGCTGCGGTGGCACACCATCGACGGCGAGGACTACGGGCGTGGCTACGTGGAAGACCTCCTGGGTGACCTCCAGTCAACCGAGGGTCTAACCCAGGCCATCGTGGAGGGCTCTGCGGCTGCGGCCAAGGTTCTCTTCTTCGTCAACCCCAACGGGTCCACGAAGATCGAGGAAATCCAGAAGGCCCCGAACGGCGCAGTCCGCTACGGCAACGGCACCGACATCACCGTGCTGCGCCTGGAGAAGCAGAACGACTTCTCCATCGCCAACGCCACGTCCGAGCGCGTCGAGCGCAGGCTCGCGCAGGGGTTCCTCCTGAACTCCTCAGCGCAGCGACAGGGTGACCGCGTGACCGCCGAGGAATGGCGCTTCATGATTCAGGAGCTAGAGGAGTCGCTGGGCGGAATCTACTCGATCCTCTCCCACAGCCTCCAGCTGCCGCTCGTGAAGATCATCATGTTCCGCATGGAGAAGAAGGGCACCATCCCGACGATGAAGAAGGGCACCGTGCGACCGATCATCGTGACCGGCCTCGAAGCCCTCGGACGCGGCAACGACCTCCAGAAGCTCAAGGAGTTCATCGGAGACGCGATCCAGACGCTGACGCCCCAGGTGGCGCAGCAGTACCTCAACATCGATGACTACCTCCAGCGTCTCGCCACTGGCGCAGGGCTCGACCCGACCGGCCTCATCAAGACCAAGGAAGAGATGGACGCGATGATGCAGGAGCAGGCCCAGCAGCAACAGCAGGCGCAGATGATGGACATGATCAAGAAGCTCGGACCCGCCGGCATCAAGGCGATGGCCGACCAATCGAAAGGAACTGACAATGGCGGAAGCCAAGAACCAGAGACTAGCCAGCCTGCCTGAGCAGAACCCCGTCCTAGAGGCGGCGGCTGGCACTACCAAGCTGAAGCGCGAGATGGAGATGGGCGTCACCGTCCGTAAGGGCGAGGCCCCCGTCCTCCACAAGTACATCCGAGAGGACAAGTAGGTCGTGTCCGGCAGAAGCGGAATCGACGTAGCGCCTGCCGCCACCACCGACCCCTCCGCCCCCGCTGAGAACGCCAGCGTCGTCACCCGGATGGACTCCGGTGGCAAGCCGCAGGTGCGCGTGACGGTCTCCCCGTCGCCCTCAGTGGACCCCGCCGACCCCAAGCCTGCCGAGGCCCCCAAGCCCGAGGCCAAGGTCGAGGACAAGCCGGCCGCTGAGGCGGCTCCCGTAACTCGGCCCTCGTGGCTCCCTGAGAAGTTCGCGACTCCGATGGACCTGAAGAAGGCCACCATCGAACTCGCTCAGAAGCAGGGCGCCCCCGGCTATGTCATCCGGGGCCTCGAAGCCTCGGAGTCAGGGCAGGAAGTCTCGGACGCCTACAAGGCTTTCGAGAAGCAGATCGACCCCAACGCCGGCAAGCCGGCCGAACCGAAGCAGGAAGAGAAGCCTGCTGAGGAGCAGCCGCCTGCCGCCGAGGTTCCCGCCCCCACCGTCCAGAAGACGGAGGAGGACAAAGCGTACGAGCGCGAGACCTACGGCACCTACGTGGCAGGCATGCTCGATACTGTGGGCGTCCGCGCTGTGGACCTGGGCGAGGAGTTCGCGAAGAACGGCAACAAGCTCACCGAGGCCACGTACGAGAAGTTCGCGAAGGCCGGCGTTGCGCGTCCGTTCATGGATGCCTACATCGCCGGGATGGTGGGTAACGCCACCGTCATGGCTGAGAAGTCCATCGCGGAAGTCAAAGCCTCCGTCGGCGGCGACGCCGAATTCGGCAAGCTCGCAGTGTGGGGCTCCGCGAACATGACCAAGGACCAGCACGAGCTTTACACGACCATGACCAACTCCGGTAGCGTCATCGCGGCCAAGGAAGCCGTGAAGATGCTCAAGGGCTGGTATGACGCTGCGAACGGGACGCCCCCGAAGCTCGTGAAGGCGACCACCACCGAGAAGCCCGCCGAGAACCTCGGCTACGCCTCGCGGCAAGAGATGATCGCGGACATGAACAACCCGCGCTACAAGGCCAACGACCGCGCCTTCCACAAGATGGTCGAAGAAAAGCTGAAGCACACCAAGACTCTAGCCTAGCTAGACAGGAGAGGTAGAGAACCATGAGCGACAACTACACTTCGTACAACACGACCGCCCACAACACGGGCGTGTCAAACACCAACACCGCCGCGACCGTGACCATCGCCAACACGCTGTCGATCACGCCGCCCGTGGTGGTCTCTCCCGACGGAGCCCACACCGTTGTCCTGAAGATTCATGACAGCGGCCTGATGGAGTTCCGCGACGAGCAGGGCAACATGGTCCGCTCGCGCCAGAAGACTCTGCGGCTGTTCGTGGAGAAGCTGATCGCGTCGGGCATCGCAAGCTAGTCAGGATTTGCTGAGGAGTAGCTCAGTCGGTAGAGCGACTCCCTGTTAAGGAGAAGGTCGCAGGTTCGAGCCCTGCCTCCTCAGCCATTCCGCTTCCCTAGTGTCAACGGTAGCACGCACCCTTCGTAAGGCTGAAGACGGGGTTCAATTCCTCGGGGAAGCTCCAGCCTAGTTGAGAGTTCCAGTCGCTGCTGCCTACAAGGCGGGCGGCAACCCAAAAACCTGACCCCTAACCACCTCCTGCGGGAGGAGAGGGACCGGACAATCTGCGTTGGCGGGAGCAAGGGCCTCACAATCCCAACCTCTCAACTAGGAGTTCCACAATGTCGGATTTCGTAGTAGCAGCCCCAGGTAGCAACAACAACTCCTCGCCTGACTTGACGGCGCGGCTGGAGTTGTTCTACAAGAAGTTCGCTGGCGAGGTGATGACCACCTTCCAGAACAACAACATCGTGCTTGGCAAGACGATGGTGCGCACCATCTCCAGCGGCAAGTCCGCTGCGTTCCCGGCGACGGGCGTAGCGACCGCCGCGTACCACGTGCCCGGCACCGAGCTTACGGGTCAGTCGATCCTGGGCTCCGAGCGCGTGATCAGCATCGACTCGCTGGTGGTGGCCGACGTGTTCGTCGCCAACATCGATGAGGCGATGAGCGAGTTCGAGGTCCGCTCGATCTACTCGGAGGAGGCCGGTGTGGCCCTGGCCGACAAGATCGACACCAACCTGCTCCGCATCCTCGTGCTGGCCTCGCGTGCCTCCTCGACCGTGACGAACGGCAACGGTGGGACCGTGATCACCGACGCCGATGCGGACGTGAACGGTGCCTCGCTGGCCGCTTCTCTCTACGCCGTAGCCCAGGCGTTCGATGAGAAGAAGGTGCCCGCGTCGGACCGGAACGCCTACGTGCGGCCGGCCCAGTACTACCTGATGGCTCAGAACACCGACCTCATCAACAAGGACTGGACGGGCGGCAACGGCGACCTCGCCAAGGGGACCATCGGTTCCGTCGGCGGGATCATGATCAACAAGACCAACCACACCGTGAACTCGAACACCTCCGCCGTGACCGGCGAGGTGAACAGCTACGCGGTGACCAACGGTGACGTAGAGGTCTGCGCTGTCGGTCAGAAGCGCGCCATCGGCACCGTGAAGCTCCTCGACCTCGCCGTCGAGAGCGAGTACAGCGTGCGGCACCAGGGCACCCTGCTCGTGGCGAAGTACGCCATGGGCCACGGCATCCTGCGCCCCGAGTGCGCTGCCTCCATCAAGCTGAGCTAGTCAACGTAGGCCGGGGGAGAGCGGTGCTCACATTCCGCGACCCGATGCTAGTGGCAACCCGAGTCTAGCGCCCCCGACCACCTTTCCATCCCAACAAGGAGACACCACTCATGTCCGTCCGCAAGGTGCGCGTAGGTTACAGCGCCGAGAACACCATCGCCAACACCACGGCTTCCGCGAACAGCAACAACGTGGCTGACCTGCCCGCCACGGTGAACGCGATCATCGCCGCGCTCGTCGCGCTGGGCTTCGTCAAGAACAGCTAGTCAACCCTGGAGCCCCCTTGGTCGCAAGACCTCGGGGGCTTCTTTTTTCGCCGCGCGACAGCGGGCTCCATCCCGCCCGCCCTCATCGCGTCCCACCACAAACCCACCCAGGAGAACTCATGCAGACCCCTGTCCGCACCACAGAACTCAGTGCCGTCAACGTGATGCTCTCGCTGATGGGCAACTCGCCAGTCAACTCGCTCGCCACCCCCTACGGAGCCGACGTGGCCCAGGCCCGCGCCCTCCTCGCGGAGGTGAGCATCGATGTCCAGTCCGAGGGCTTCCAATTCAACACCGAGGAAGACTACACGCTCGTGCGGGACGCCAACAACAAGGTTCCCGTGGCGAACAACATCCTCAGCATCGACGCCAAGACCGACTGGGCGTCCGACGTGGTGTTCCGCAACGGCTACCTCTACGACCGCAAGAACCACACGGACGTGTTCGACCACGATGTCCACTGCGAAGTCACCTTCGCGTTCGCCTTCGATGAACTTCCCGAGACCGTGCGCCGCTACATCATGATCACTGCGGCCCGCAAGCTTCAGGTCCGCTTCCTCGGCTCCGAGCAGCAGGAGGCGTTCACCCGCGACGACGAGACCCGCGCCCGCGTGCGCATGCTCACCGAGCAGGGCAACACCGCCGACGTGAACATCCTGGCTGACCCCAGCCTCGCCTACATGACCCGCCGATGGGGGCCGAGCCGGAGGTTCTGGCGATGAGCCTGATCACCAGCCCGATCCCCAGCCTTGCCAACGGCATCTCCCAGCAGCCCGCCGTGGCCCGCCTGTCGTCCCAGGGCGAGGTACAGGAGAACGGCCAGTCCTCCATCGTGGAGGGCCTAGGCAAGCGCCCGCCCACGCACCACATCGCCAAGATGATCCCCGAGGCTGAGGTTCCCTCCGGGGCCTTCCTCCACCTCATCAACCGCGACACCACCGAGCGCTACAGCGTCATCGTCTCCAATGGGGCCATCAGGGTCTTCGACCTCGATGGCGACGAGAAGACGGTCAACAACACCGCCGACGATGACTACCTCGATGCCGCAGACGACGAGACCGCCTTCCGCGCGGTCACCGTGGCCGACTACACCTTCCTCGTGAACCGAGAGAAGACCGTCGAGATGGCTGCGCGCGGGACCGACTACACCCTCACCGTCAACGCCTCGCATAACACCGGCACCTACAAGATCGAGATCGGGGCCACCCCCGAGGATGCGCAGGGGGCTGAAACCGCCGCAGTCACAGCTACCGTGGTTGCGAGCAGCAACACCGCCGCCACCCTGGCCACGCAGATCAACACCGCGATCTTCACAGCGCTCTCCAACTCCAACGTCTTCTTCACCACGTCCGTCACGAACAACGTGGTCACGGTACGGTCGTCCAATGGTATCCGTCGATCCTTCCGCCTGTCGGCCTTCTTCACCACGCCGGCTGTGGATAGCGACCTGACGATCACGAGTACGAATACGCCTCTACGGGGTGACCTTGGCATTGGCTTCGTCCGTCAAGGGAACTACGCCACCAACTACTCGATCACCGTCGCCGGCACCCTGACGAACAGTAACACGTTCTCCGTGACAGCGTTCTACGTCACCAGTAACACCGACCCCTCGACCATCGCCACCGACTTCATCGCGTCCACGCTGAAGAACACCTTTGCCTCGAACTCGACCATCAACTCGGCCTTCACCGTGGCGGTCGGCGGATCGGTCCTGAGCTTCACCCCGAACAGTACCGTCGCCTCATGGACACTATCGGCGGCGGACAGCAACGGCAACCGGAACCTCGTCGCCGTCAAGGAAGAGCTGCAGAAGTTCACTGACCTCCCCAACGCTGCCCCCATGAACTTCACCACGAAGATCATCGGAGACACGTCGGCCGAGGAGGACGACTTCTACGTGCGGATGGTCAACACCGCGCGAACCGGCATCGGCGTCGGCACCTGGGAAGAGACGGTCGCCCCTGACATCCAGATCGAGCTTGCAGGCTGGACTATGCCCCATCTCCTCGTCCGCGAGGCAGACGGCACGTTCACGTTCAAGCGCGGCACCTGGGACAACCGCCCAGCTGGCGACGAGACCAGCAACCCCGATCCGTCCATCGTCGGCACCACCATCAACGACATCGTGTTCTTCCGCAACCGCCTCGGGTTCCTCGCGGACGAGAACGTCTGCATGAGCGCGGCAGGGCCGAACTACTTCCGCTTCTTCCGTGCCACCGTGCAGTCGGTCCTCGACGGCGACCCCATCGACGTGGCTGCGTCCAACGTCACGGTCTCCATCCTGCGCAACGCCGTCCCCTTCTCGCAGGACAAGATGCTCCTGTTCTCCGACCAGAAGCAGTTCATCTTCACCGGGGGCGACCTCCTTACGCCGAAGACGGCCAGCATCAAGCCGTCCACGTCCTACGAGGCGCTCATTGACTGCAAGCCAGTCGCGGCCGGTAAGGCGGTTTACTTCCCCACGCCCAGAGGCGACAACTCCGGGCTGCGCGAGTACACCACCGACGCCACCACCGCCGTCGATGACGCCGAGGATGTGACCGCGCACGTCCCCGCGTACATACCCGCGAACGTCTTCAAGATCGCCGCGTGCCCCAACGAGGACCAGCTGTTCCTCCTGACGCGCGACGAGCCCACAAGCATCTTCCTCTACAAGTACTACTTCGTGGAGGGCAACAAGCTCCAGGCGTCGTGGTCGAAGTGGACCAGCGCCGGCACGATCCTCGACGCCAACTTCATCGAGACCACCTGCTACCTCGCGATCCAGCGAGAGGACGGTATCTACCTGGAGTCGGTCGGCATCGAGGCGTTCCGCAACGACGAGAACATGGACTACGAGGTTCTGCTCGACCGGCGCTTCCTGGCCGGCCCTGGCGGGACCGTCACCGGCACCTACAGCGCTGCGACCAAGCTGACCACCTTCGCCCTCCCCTACGAGACCAGCGAGACGGTGCAGGCCGTCGTGCGCGACAACGGGGCGATCCCTGCGGGCTACTACGAGTCGCAGTTCCTCCCCGTCACCAAGGTGGCCGGCAACACCAGCATCACGATCCCCGGCGACGTGAGCGCCGTGCCGCTTGTCATCGGCATCCAGTACACCATGCTCTACACCTTCTCCGAGATCGTCTTCCGGCAAGCCTCGGGCCAGGGTGGGGAGCGCCCGGTGACCGGAGGCCGCTTGCAGGTCCGTCGGCTGGACATCACGTTCGACCGCACGGGCTACTTCAGGGTGACCGTGACCCCGACCTACGGGGACACCTACACGTACCACCTCACGCCGAAGATTCTCGGCCAGTACATCACAGGTTCGCTTGAGCTACAGGCGGGGGAACTCAAGGTCCCCGTCATGGCGAAGAGCGACGAAGTGATCATCTCCATCATCAATGACAGCCCGTACCCGTCGCGGTTCCTCAACGCCGCGTGGCTGGGCGAGTTCGTAAGACTAGGAAGGAGTGCGTAGCCCTGTGGATGCCCGTGTAGCACATTGGCAGGAACTTCCGCAGATCGTTGCGTTGATCCGCAGACACTTCGAGTCCACCGGATACCCGAACGAGTTCTCGATGGACGACGAGGTCACCGCCTCGTACCTCCATCAGCTTCTGCTCGAACCGGCTCAGAACCTCTACGTCGCTGTAGATGGCACTCGGGTCATCGGTACACTCGGCATCCAAATCTTTCGCCCCTTCTTCTCCCGCGACCTCTCGGCTCACGAGACCTTCCTCTTCGTTGAGGAGGCGTCTCGTGGGCTGGGCGCGGCAGGGAAGATGATCCTCCTGGCTGAAGCCTGGGCTGCGGAGTCTGGAGCGAAAGCCATCATCATCGGCAACCATCCGCTCTCTCCCGCGCGCGTGCGAGACATCTACCTACGCAACGGCTACCGAGAAGCGCAAACCGACTTCATCAAGAGGCTCATGTGAATCATCCCCGCCGCCCCTTCGCTCCAGATGTGACTGGTCGCCCCAGAGTGCGGGGGCACCGGGTAGTAGGTCCAGTGCAGGACATCGGCGTTGAGCGCCATTGGGTCGCCAGCACCATCACAGCGACCATCGCCATCTACGCCACCATCGCTTCCGTCGTCCTATCCATCGCCGCCGCCGCGATGCAGTACATGCAGCAGCAGCAGCAGGCCCGCGCAGCCGAAGAGAACCAGCGCCGGCAGATGGAAGCCGAGGCCGCAAACCAAGCGGCCCAGATGCGCGCGCAGGACGCGGCCATCGCCGCCAACGCCGC